TCATCAAGATTTCCAAAGATGTAGCTCCAAAGCTTACCGCCTGAAGCTCCAAATAAGAAAGCATAAAGAATTCTTTTTGCTTGAGATCTTTTTACTTCAAAATCAATACCAATAGACTTTACAATTTTAGTTAAAATATCTGCATTGTATTGATGAATATCGCCTGTCAGCAATGTTTCAATATATACAGGATCTCCTAAGTAATGCGCAAGACCTCTTGCTTGATTACCGCTGGAATCACAACCAATTAGTTTCCAACCAGGTTTGCAAGTAAAAAGACTACGCATCTCTTTACCCCATGGCTTATCTACTGATGGTACATTAACAATAATGTTATGCCTAGCACGCATGCTAGGTGTTCCAATTGTTATGCACTTACCGTGTAAATTACCATTAGAATCAACGTTTTCTAACCAAGTTTTTAAAATACTATGTCGAGATTTAGCTGAAAGAAATTCAGTATATAGTTTACCATCACCTCCTAGAAATTCTAGGCTATCCTCAGTAATTTTTGGAGAAGTTTTTTCTTTCTTACCAGTAGCTTCGTTTAACTTATAATTCCACTCAGTTGGTTGCCAATTGTTTCTGTATAGAAACATTTTTACATCCGCGACTGAATCTAGGCTAAGATTTTCAAACTCTACTCGACAATATTCGCCAGCTACTAGTCTTTCTTCACCCTCGTAGCCTGACCAAGGATCTATTTTAAACCAATTTGCAGTATGTACATCGTAACAACCTTTTTGGGTCCATTTAGGAAACTTAGTTTCAACTATACCTTTCTTTTTGTCTACAGCTACACATTTCATTCCTAATCTTTGAGAAAGAGCATTGTAAGCTCTGCTCATTTCATTTTCTAGTGTCTTATATAAAGCCTTAGCTTCTTCTACTTTAAAAGGCCAACCTTCAAATTCAGCTCTACTACACCATAAAGATACAGCATGCTCGGCTTTCAAATAAGGCTTTATTTTTGGTTCTTTCGCAGCTAAGTCTTTAAGTTCTTGTAGAAGATAGTAATAAACTTTTTTATTCAAGCTTACGTCTTCAACATTTCGAATACGCATCTCTTCGGAATATTGAGACCAATCTTCATGCTGTGGCTTTGGATGATTTAAAAATGTACCCCATTGTTCAAGACTGTGACCATCGTTACTGAATCTTTTATAATTCAGAACACGAGATAAAACTAAGGTATCTACAATTTTTACATGTTTTGGAAGTTCATAATTAAAAAGCTTTTTGAATAGCATTAAGTCAAAGTCAATTATATTATGACCAATGACTTCAGTGGCTAATTCAAATTCTTTTTGCCAGCTTAAATCACCACTCAAATAAGATTTCTTAGTATTAAGCGTAAGATTATCTAATGTAATGATCCACATTACTGTTGCAGTATCTAGTAGACCATCTGACTCAGCATCAAATATAATCTTCATTTTAACTCTAAATCAGGATATACACTTTTTAAATACTCTTTTTGCATGTTTTTAAAGTCATTTAAGACTGTTAGTAGTGTACGCGAAAATCTTAAATATTCAGGCCTATTTAAGCCTTGGTACACTACACCCCATTTATCTTTAACCTTTACACGCATTACTTCAAATTCATCCTTCCCGGGTTGATACTGTATCTGCTTTGCTTGCAAATACTCTATAAATCTCGGTAGGCGAGCTCTTCTCAACAGTAGTGACATTTTCTACTTGTTTCAAGATTTCGTGAATCTTAACTGATTTAATAGGCTTGTTGTTGTTTTGAATATACAACACAAGATACAGATAGTAATACAAGCCCTTCTTCAGCTCTTGCAATTCAGGGTCTTTACGACCATTTCGATCTAGATATTTTCTTACTTGAAATTCAATAGAGCCTTTAAGTACTTCTGGATCTTTATAACGAGGAATATTTGAAACTACATCAATCCATTCATTCTCTTCAAAATAATTTTGATAATGAGTCGGCTTCACATTATTCTTAGTATTAAGAGTATGTACAATTTTAGTATCAATAACTGGTGCAGGATTTACATTATTTTGAGTATTACATGTAATATCTTTTTTAATCCAAGCGAATTCTCTTTCTAACTTAATACGCCATGCTTCTAGATCGTCCACCGACTGTAAAATATACTTTTTTCCAGAACCGTTCAGTTCCATGTTTTCTACGGTTACATAATACGGAGATATGACATGGTTTTCTTTTATTTCTTCGAAATTAGTTGTAGTATCAAGATGCTTATCACATTCTTGATCAGTGTTATAAACCTTGAAAGTGTAAAGATAAATCATTTTAAATCCAATTTAAAAGGGACTATCCCTTTTATGAGATAGTCCCTTTGTTTAATTAAAACGTTGCTTCGTCGTTGTTATCGTCGCCATCAGGAACGATAGTTTCTGTGTCTGCTTCGTCGAAGTCTTCACTCCTAGGACGAGGCTTGTATACAATGTGCTTAAGTACTTGAATGCCCATTAATACAGATGCTAAACCTGTACCACCATCCTTCTTAGGATATTCGTATTGGAAAAGTCGAACATTACCAATAGAACCATTACCAATAGTATTAGGATCGATTTCTTCCAGCTTACCATTGACAACTTTGATCGGTGAGCTAGGCTCGCCATCTTCCTTAATGGACTTCTTCTTCAGATTGACCCTGTAATAAATAGGGCCTTCATCCGGATCAATAGTCTTGACCGGAAGTTGCATTTCTTCCCAAAGCTTTTTTACGGCCTTGTCTGTAGTGCGAATTTGAAGTTCCCATGTAGGGTTCTTTTTATTGAACTTCGCATTAGGACGCTTCGGATCAAGCTTACAAAACCACATTTCACAGTTCTTAATAATAGGCATTTTATTTCCTTAAGTTGAGTACCCTCTTTGAGGGTTAATATAACGGGATTACTAAAATTAGTTTTTACAAATTTTTAATTAAAAATAATATCAAGAAATATCATCGACATCTTCGAATGCATTATCCCATTCATCAGAAGTTACTCCGGTCATGATAAATTCTCTATCATCAGCTGACAAATTAGGGAATGCTTCTTGGACAAGCATACCATTTTCCCAAGCATCTATTTGCAATTGAGTAATTGGCAAATCACGTGTACGCTCCACACCTGTAATAAACGATTTACGAGTAATAAGCATTTAATAGCCTTGCTTAGTCAACTCAATTGACTCAATGACGGTGGGGTTTTCATTTGCAATTTCTAGCGGTACTAGATACGTATTTCCGCCACCATTGTGTGTACACAATAGTACATATACAAAGTCACCACAGATTTCACAAATATCAAAGTGAGAAGCTTTTTCTTTAAGATTGTAGTAACTAGGCGATTCATTATAAGATTTAACCATAGGTGTTAGAATCTCAGAAAGATCTTCTGCAGACTCTACTAAGAAAATATCACCACCTAATAGAAATTCAAAACTATCTTTTAAGAATTGCTTTAAATCTTCAGGATCAGGTTCATATGTAATCAATCCATTATAAATCTTGTCATACACCTCCGGAATATTTGCGTTTTTCAATTCTTCAAGATTGCTGGCTAATTTTTTCATGATTATGAGAAACAGTATTCAGAATCTAACACAAGTGACAAGTCTAAATTTCCTAAACTTACTTTTTGTAAATCACCTCCTATTTGTGACATTATTTTAGACAAAGGATCTGTCTCGTATAGTTCTACAAATTTTTCTCTTACAAGAGTGAATAGACTAGGCATATCGCCTAGTAAACATCCAAACGAATCATGAATTGTAGTTACAGGAAAATCTGCAGAACATACAATCATTGTTAAATGTGCAGCATCCAGACTGTGGATGATATTAGGACTAGCACCTTGTGATTGTTTGTTCTTTGAAGGAACTACATCTTCAATGAAGCAAATTGCTAGCTGAAGTGTATTATCAAAGTAACCAGTACTATTTCGAGCACCTTTAGGTGGTCCGTATTGAACCCATATCTTTTTTACAATACCTTCAGTGTAATTTTGAACTACTGGAAAATTAGTTACAGGGACAGTCCATGAAAGAAACTTCCCGGCTTGTTCAGCTCTTCTACCTGAATCTTCAAATACTTTAAGCAACTCCATTGGTCTTTTCAAAGACCTTCTGCAGTCTTGGAATACAACTCTACCTAAGTATGCACCCCATTTGTGCTCCATGTACATCAACAAATCAATATTGTGCTTTCTAGCATCATCAATGATTTGTTGTCCTAAACCATACGCAGTACCGCCATACGGTATAGTCATGGTATTTCTTTTAACAATTTTTCTTTTATGTTTAGTGTCTTTTATACGTAACCAGAAAACAGGAGCTGTAATATTTATTAGCAAATCATTCTTACGTTTGAAATCTTTTATTTCTTCAATTAGTTTCTGTCTTACGTCACTTTTAGGCTCTGTAGAATTTATTTTCTTTTTAAGTTCAATTAAATTATCAATGAAGGTTTCGCAAGTTTCTATTTCTTCATCAGACATTAAAGAAACTTCTTCTTGAATATGCTGCCAGACATGATCGCCTACATATCTATATAAATCTCCAGGCAACTCAGATGGTACTAAATTTACATGTGGTGCAATATCTTCGTCTCGTGTTAAAGCAGCTAAGTGTTGACTGCCATTGTTAGAACCATCAATATAAACTTCTAAAGAAGATTCATAATCATATTCACTTATCGTTCCTTTAGAATTCTCATAAATTTCCATCTGCCATATTCTGAATTTCATCAATTCGATACATGCAGCTAAAAATTGCCATGGATTATCCGCTTTCATCCAATTTTGATTTACTTTCGGAGATTCAGCATACGACAGTAAGATCTCTTCATTATCTAAAGCCCACAGATACCTATCTTTCAAAGGTATCTTGTCTGTTTTGGCATTATCTTCACGTCCTGAGTCACCAGCCCAATTAGATGCAATTGAGACTAATAACCAGAAAAATCCTTCTTTACCTATTCTCTTTTTATCAGATCTTAGTAAAAGACCTCTTGCTAAATCAGAACCTTGTTCATGTAAATATGCTGTAGCTGTATATTTTCTACCTCTGAAGTCTAAGTAATATAAGTGATAAAAAGTTTTGTTTAAAAACCTTTTAGCTATGTCACCGATAGTCTTAGCTTCTCTTACTTTAGTAGCTTTAGCTTCAGGATTTTGAAGTTCCCAAATATCTGAGAAAGCTTCTGTTTTGTTTCTTAAAGCCCATAAATGTAAATCATAAATTTCTTTATTTATTCGCCATCCTACTTTTTGTGCTTTGTTAACACAATCAAATATTGCAGGATGTGTTTCAGGTGTTAAAGAATCTAATACGTCTTTATTACCTGTTTTTACAATAAAAATACCAGAAGAATGTTTAGAAGATGTCCATGGATCAAAAGGCTTTTCTGAAGGTAGTTTTTCAATTTGAGATGATTCTAACGAATTCCATAAATTACATATTTGATCATCATTTACAACTTGTATAATATAAGTGTTATGCCCATTAGAGCTTTGTCCAAGTATTACTTGTATTAGATTTAATTCCTCAAATGTGTATAAAAGAAAAGCACCGGTTTTAGCTGCAAGAGCGGAATCTCTTTTAAGTTTATATTTACCACGTATTGAATGGCCAATAGCAGAAATAATTTCAGTAAAATATATTGAAGCTCTATTATGACCTTTCTTTGGTCTTGTATATAAATAAACTATAGATATTAAATTATCTATATAATCTTCTACTTTTAATGTAAATAAATATTTTAAAGGATTATGACCTGATATTTCAGTATTGAGTCTGTTTTTTAATGATAATACGATTTTACTCTTTATCATTTTATTTCCGGCTATTTTATCAATTATTTTTGGAATTAATGTTATTAAATAAATGCCAACTAAGAATTCAATCATTACTTTTACCTCCCTTTTGAAGCAAATAAATAACAATTGCGCCTAGTATTATTGCATCTATTGTTAGTTTAGAAAACAAGAAAAGAACGATGACAATTAGTAAAAAGTGCATTATTTTTAATTCTAAATCTTTATACACTGTTACCATCCTAAACAAAAAATAAACAAAGATAGCCCCCAGCAACTCCTTTCGGAGTCACTGGGGGTTGACTTTGCTACAAGTCTAGGATTATGTCATCTTTCCACAATCTTTTTAACTCTTGTAGCTTTTTTGCTTTTTGCCTATCAATAAAGAACGGGATTAGCGACCCTTCGGTATCCACGACACCTGTCAAAGGGACTGTTTGAAGAAAACCTTCGAAAATTGTTTTTTCTATTTTTGTTACATGAAGTGCTTTTAAATTAAATTTTCTTGCTGAAAATTTGAACAATTCTAAATTTAAAATTGCTCTTGAGATGTCTGGATACTCTTTAGAAATGCAATAATAACCTTCAACTATTATTGTTTTTTGCATCATTTCTAAGAGTAAGCCACCTATAAAAACCGCCCACTACAAACGCAATCGCACCGTAAATGTAGACGGTCATTACAACAGATGCTGTTATAAGAACTACTCCCAGAAACACAGGTGCACTCAAAAAGGCTAGAACAGCTGCGATAAGCAGTGTTACAAAACCAAACTTCAAAGCTGTCATAAAGATTTTGGAAATCATTTTAAGTCCTTAAGCAAGTTTGATAAGACCATTCTTCTTGTTAAAAGAATTCATTGAAATATCATCTTTGAAATTGCTAAAGAATGAAGAAACTTTTCTATACTTATCTATAGCAAAAGATGCAATGGCGTCAGAAGCTTTAGCAACCGGCGCCTCTATAACGAAGTAAGTGTAGAGACTTAACACAAATGTAGAAATTGCAGCTATTACAACATTCACTCCGATGTTTAAAAGAAACGACATAAGAATAAAAGAAAACATAGTTGAAATTACATAGGCAACAAAAAGATTGATGAACAAGGACAACATACATAGATTCGACATTTTTTAACTCCATTGGTTGAGGCTGATTTAATAAGCTTTCGCTTATCATATAAAATACTGCTATTGCAGTACCTTATAGGATAAACAGACAGTTTATAGACATGTCTAGGTCTTCTCTCAAATATGTATAACCAGCGTTTTGCCTGGAATGATTTGAGTATGTTTTACAAAACTTGAATTATTGAAAATCTTAGCCAAATCTTCAAAAAGCTTTTGATAGCCTTCATCAGATCGTTTAAAGTTGCTAAATGTAGACCTATTAAAAACTATAAAGTTCTCATCTTTGCAAATAGCAGCTATTACCGATTTTAATATCGCTTTTTGTTCATCTTTAGTACAACAATATTTAACAAGCAAATCATCAGAGATTTTGTTTGCGATCTTTTTTGCTTTAAAGATTTTGCTGATCATAATTTAACTCCATTGGTTGAGGTTGATTTTAACAAGCTTTTGCTTATCATATAAGATACTGATTTTTCCGCAATATCTTATAGGATAAACAGACAGTTTTTAGACATGTCTAGGTCTTTGACTCTATAAGAAAGAGTCAGTCGGGAAAACCAAATCTGTATCGATTTGGTTCACACCATACTCTGTTGGCATACCACTGCGTTCCAGTGAATGTGCAAACTGAACGGCTTTTCCAAAGTCAGTAAAGACTTCGGATGAACCCCAAATTTGCCACATGTAGTAGCCTATATTGTAAGGCTCGTTGTTTTTGTACCAATCGAAATTATCGATTGCGTTTACTACTGAAACACGATACACATATTCTTGTGGAATATGTATATATGTTCCATTTTCTTTCTTCCACGTACGGATGGTACGTAAAATGTAAACACCATTGTCAGCGCTCACTTGAGACTCCTTGTGTCTGTGTTACCATTAACACATTATTAAAGCCACTATTTCTAATGGCTTCTAAATGGGCTAATTCACATGAAAACTTTCGTTGCTTCGAAGGCTGTTTTCCACATTTGATCTCGTTTCGATTTTTTTGTGGAAATACAAAAACCATCAGCTATACGAGCCTTAATCCATTCTTGTGCTTTAAGCTTCCATTTCACATCAGGAATGATTTGAAAGTCAAATTGCACGTCATGTTCATCGTGCCAACGCCAAACTTCGCCACCTTTTTCGACTCCATAAGAACCAATTAGAGTAACGTTATATTTGTGGAACAACATCTTCAATTCTTCGTACTCTTCCTTATGCAGAGTGCTTATGATAAAATCCCAATCAGAATTAGAACGATGAGTTCCAAAGTATCTGGAGCCAGTAAGGTGCAGAGTTCCAATTTTTTCGATTTCTTGAGGAAGAGTCAATGGGAAGTACTTCACTTCGAGTCCTTTCAAAGTCTGTGTTATTATTAACACATTATTGAAGTCACTATTTCTAATGGCCTCTAAATGGGCTAATTATTTCATCGACCCCAATCCCAACCATGAACATCATCCCATGTAATATTATAGTTATATTTTTTAGTATAAACAAAGAAAAGAGATTCACGCTTGCCAATTCGAATTGTAAAGAATTTATTATTGATATTCATCTTAAGTCCTTTCAAAGTTTGTGTCGCCATTAACACATTATTGAAGCCACTATTTCTAATGGCTTCTAAATGGGTTAACCCATTTACTTTAACTGAAGTGCAAGTTTCTTACACTGCTGTTTTACATACGCAAGACTCCGATAATTGCGTTCACTTTGGAAATGAACACCTGTAGGTGCAGGTGCGTAATCGCAAAGGTGGTTGCAATCAAAACCTATCCACCAGATTTTATCAGGTTCGCCCTCACTCGGTAAATGACAGATTCCGCTTTCTTCAGTTTCTGTCGGTTGACAAAAATCAGAAAAGGTAGGACCTCCGTGCACATCTACTGAAATTTCATTCCAATTTGCATTGAAGTACTTGTGGTTTTCGTTAACACCTACATAACCACACCAATGCCCAGAATATGGATTCCTGACTGCAAGACATGGCAATCCTGTGGCTTGGTCTTGCCACTGAACTTTATCTGGCTCATTTTGCCAAGGTCCGAAAGACCAATTGGACTTGTCGATCGTAGTATATTCTTTAGTTTCCATTTAAGACTCCTTTTATCTGTGTCATTATTAACACATTATTGAAGCCACTATTTCTAATGGCTTCTAAATGAGTTTAGCACCAGTTTCTTGCAATAAGTTTTGCCTCGTGTCCTGTAAAAGTAAACACTCTATATTTAACTTCACGACTTACTATCTTGCAAGCAAATTCAAGTTCGTGACCATCAACCTGAACTGAAACTACATTGCGCCATTGTTTAGGGACAGATGCGTCCTCAAGATATCTTGGGCTGTCTTCTTCCACAACAGAACCTTGGATTTCAAAACTAAAATACGCAGCCATGATAAGTCCTTTCTAAGTCTGTGTCACCATTAACACATTATTGAAGCCACTATTTCTAATGGCTTCTAAATATGTTCTTAGCGAGGCGGCGTTTGATACGGAAGGTCCATACGAAGAACCGTATAACCTTCCTCTTTATATACTAACGCTTCCAGTACCGGAACGTTTTCAATCCACTTGTTGAACCTCGGAAACCAAACTCGGTACATCCAATCTCCTTTCAATGAACCATGTCAACAAAATGAAAA